CCTAAAGCGTTAGTGGTAATAGATGACCATAGACCGAACAAAGAGGTTTCAATAGCACCTAATAATAGTTTGCGACACTCTGTAGCATACTTTTCATTAAGAGCGTATTTAGTAGCTATTTGTTTAATGGTCAAATCACCCATTAAAAACGCGACGTATTTGTGTAGATTTACAGTTAAGTAAGTATCTACTTGAGCTACACTTTCGTCAGTGATAGCAGCGCCTTGAGTAGCCTGTGTTTGAACAGAAAACTCATTGGTGTAAATATCAGGAACGTGTACAATATCACCGCCATCTGTCATATAGGCAGATAAATCAGTTACAAAGTTTAAAATGGTCAAATCGTCATATTTAGGTTCATTAACGATAGGTGACCATTTCTCTGGAATCATCGCGGCGGTATCCGCATTTGTGTAAGCATCAGCTGGGGCTCCAAAAGCCATAGTTTATGTTATTTTAACGTTCTGGCTTGGTTAAGCTTATCAAACGCATCTTGCTTTTCAGCACCACTTGCGTTCGGGTCAGTCACAACTTGAGCATAAGTCTTGCCGTTTCCAACAATAACTTTGCCACCAGACGTCGGAGTTGCCCCTTGAATGTTGTCTTTTTCTTTTTCTGCTTCGATTTTTGTTTTAAAGCCTTGTACCCAAGTTTCATTATCTGCTAATTTATCAACAGGTACGCCAAGTTTATTGGCTTCCTCTTGCATAGCACGAATGTTTTTGGCATCAAAGCCCTCTTCTTGAAGTTTAAGAACAGTTGTAACACTCAAATCAGGGGTTTCCTGTGGTTTTTTAAGAGTGCCGTCTGGCTCTTTCCCGATAGGCTCAAAAGTTTTTGAATCAATTACGCCTTTATCTACCAACTGTTGCCGATATTCAGCCTTTTTGTCGATAGCTTTGGAAAGTTCTTTTTGGTGTTCGGTTTCTTTAGCAATAGCTTTTTCAATGATAGCACTGTTGTCATAATTGTCTTCTATTCCTAAATCTTCCACCACCTTAGCTTTTACCTCATCTGGGTTAAGCTGTTTTTTCTTGTCTTCTGACATTGTTTTCACGCTATTAAGGTCACATCTGCTCACCTAACAGCAATTATTATTTAAAACTGGGTAAAGAACCTTTTTTGTTTATGTTCTTTAGTTTCCCAATTATTAACTTATCAATCTTATCTGATGCAAGCTTACCGGCTTCTTTGTCTACATCACCATCCCAATATCTACAATCGCACATATGGGCCTGTACTCTCTCACAGTAATCTGCTAACCATTTACCAATCTCATTCTGCTTAATACTGTCAAACATCTTTTTGTCTTTTTCTGTTAATTTCATATATTTGGTTCTGCATCAGGTAAATTAGGTGTTCCTGCTGTTGCTCCTGCTAATTGTGGTACTTGACCCCCTCCCTGCACCTGTTGGGCTTGTAGCTGTGCTTGATTAGGGTCTACAGCTTCCCTCAATAATCCCATTTTAACTGGGCTTTCGCCTGTCTGTTCTAGTAGTCTGAAAAATAACTCTCTAGTAGTAGCATTAAGCATTAACTGGGGGTTAGAAGCTAGTGTACTCATAGCAAACTGATAAATACTTTGTTTAGTCTTAACATCAGTCCCCTCGCCAGTAACTTCAATATCTACATTTACATCAATATTCTCATAAGCTTTATCCAACTGTTTAAATGCCACTTCTCCTTTAGTCCTAATTCTTTCTTCCTCTAACTTAGATTTACGCTCTACTTCATCCCAAGGGAGTATATTACCAGTTTCATTTTTAGTCTTTACTAGCAAATCTGTTCTAAATTCCTCTAGGTAAGCCTGTACCATTATTTCGAACTCTTCGGCTGTCCTAGGGAATATAACGTAATGTTCCTTTTTATTATTTGCTTTAAATTCCTTTATATAATCAGTTTTTACTAAATCAACCACAAATAAGCCGAAAACTTCACGTTTCTTCTCAAAGAATGACATTGTTAAAGATGCCTGTAATTGTCCTAGACCTAGAGGAGTTTGGGCTGGTAGAGTTTCGCCCATTGCTATATCAGTGTTGTGAGTCTTTTTAGATACTAACGATTGAACTCTAGCCCCTACGTCCCTGTAAGCTGTTATATCAGCGTTATTAGACATATTGACTGGCTGAATAGCATCGTAAGTCTTGATAATCTGTCCGAAGTCATAACTATCAATAGCATTAGCCATCACGCTCTCGTCTTTAGTGTAATACAAGTGCATCGCCTTTTGGAACATTGCTTTGCCACTAAGATAGCAAATAGTATTAGTTTGTACTTGTTCGTCAAATACTAATTCACTAAAGCCTAGACCTAACCAACGACCATCTACTTTCTCCCATTTCAATTCCTTATAAACTTCCTTAATATCATTTAATTCGTCTTCGTGTAAGATAATTGATGGGAGATAGTCTGATTTTCCTCTAGTATATTGGCTCTCTGTAGTTTCTATAACACCGCTCCCTGTATTCTTACGATATACGCCTGCTCGGATATATCGTTTCCATTTCTTACCCTCGCCACTGTAATTCTTCTCATAACACTCATAAACAATAAAGGAAGTATCGAGTGAATCCTTAATATAGCCTAAATCACCATTCCATTTCATACTAAGAATATCAGCCTTGTCCATTTCGTTAATCTCATACACCCAAGGCATTTGTTCTAACCATTCATAAGCAGGGTTTACTCTAAAATTCTGTATCTTAGCTACTTTCCATTTCTTATCAAAGCCCTTTTTAATAACAACGTGACCATATTTAGGATAGTTGTGTCCTATATCATTTAATAAAACGCCTAAATCGTGCTGTTTAACCCACTGTTTAAACTGTCTTTGCATCTTATAAACTTGGTAACGAATCCCCGGAGTTGAGTCATTAAGGAATAGAATATGCTTAGTATCAATATCAGTTAGCTTTTCAGCTACATCTACAGTCGGCTTAGTTACGTTTTCAAATATCAAATCTTCTCCATTAGTATCTTTACCGCTCCCAGTGTATTTACCGATATAATAAGCATCTATAATCTTTAAAGTTTCAGGTAAACAATGAGTATAACCACCGGGCATTGTAACTTGAGCAAAGTAAGAAGCTATGTTTTGTCTTAGTTCTTTGTCTGTGTTCATATTATTTAAGGCTTATTTTTGCTCTCTTGGTGTCTTGAATGACATCTAAAATATTATTAGGATTTATTTTATAATCTGATGGCTTAACTAAATGTGTAATGCCATAACGAATTGCATCCATAGAATGGTCGTTATAACCTTGAGGCGTATTAATAATCTTATCTTCCTTATCAACTTCCCACATATAGCCCTGATATTCTTTCCTTATGTGAATACTCCGCTTAGTAACGCTTATCTTTTGGAACTGTACTATTTGCACGCCTTGGTTTACGCTACCTTGTCCTTTAACAGAACCAAGTATCGGTACACCATGGCTAGCAATTTCATCAATACTTTTAGGCTCGGCACTATCAGCTATAGTTAAAACTTTATGATTTTCATTGTCGCCAATTAATATATCAGCTATCGGTTTGTTTTGTAATCCTCTTTGATAACAAAGCTCATCTAGTATAAAGCCCCCATTGTACCTGTATATATTCACTATAGCAGTAGGGTCGTTAGTATACCCAAAGTCCATTCCTCTACGTTCTAGCCTAGCCTCGTGCGGTATTTCGTCAATTATATTCCAGTCTTTATATATTCTACGTTCTAAGTTAGATGGTTCTCCCATCCATTTATGCTTGTAAAGTCCGGGTCTGTGTTTCTTATCGTCTTCAATTTCCTTAAATATAACGTCAGGCATCCATCCATACTTTATAGCAATATCGTAATTAACATTAATAACTATAGTATCAGGTCTTCCATCCATTACTAATCTTTTGTGTACTGGGTCTTCTTCTAATAAACGATTATAAGTATATATAATCTTAGAACCTGCCTTTCTTACTGTAGGGGTAAGGACTTCTAAACTCTTTGCCGATACTGTTTGAGCTTCTTCCACCCACGCTATATCGATACCCTCAATAGACTTAATACTTTGTTCATTATGATATAAGCCTTTAAAGATAAAGTCAGAACCATTTATCTTATTTATAATTGAGTTGTTAGTTACTTCAAAATCAGTTAACTCATATTTCTTAATCAAATCAGATAACAGTTGATGCGAACTGTCAGCAATAGAGTTCTGCATTTCCCTAAAGCAAGCTACTCTAGTTTTTCTCTCTCTAGCCCTTATTAAAAGAAACCTTGCGACTGTATGTGACTTTAAGCTATATCTGCCTCCATGGACTGCCGCTTCTCTCCAATCGTCATCAAACAATATCTTAAACTCTATAGGTATATTAACTATTTTACTTTTCTTTTCCATTTACAAACTTTACTAATACAGGTAATTGTTCGCCGTCAGTAGTTAAATCCATATTATCGCCAAACTCTTTCTTTTTCTTTCTTTTCATATAGTCCATAGCGTTGTTATAGTTCTCGCCAATCCCTTTAATAATAGTCTTTCTAGCTTTTAAAAAGGGATTCTCTTTCAACTCGTCTAATCGCTCAGCCCATTCCTTATCGTCATCTCTCCAATTATATAGTGTTTGTTTGCTAATATTAGCGTGAATAAGAACCTCAACTACAGAACAGTCCATAGCATAAGCTTCCTCGATAGATTTGACTACCTCCTCCGTTTTTTTAGTATATTTTCCGTCTTTGTTCACTGCCATTTTTCCAAAGAAAAAACACAAAAAAACGAGTGTTAACCTGTTATTAAGTGCTTGTTATTCATTATTATATAAATATAATTCAAAGTTCGCTAAAGGGGAGTAATGCTAACGGTCAGAAAACACTACCCCCCACAACCAAAATGTATATAATTGTATGTGTACTTAGTTTACCTTAAACTATATGTTTTGTCAAGCTTATTCTTGTTTATTTTCCTTTAATACACTGATATCTTCTGCCATACTTCTTGAGCCCCTGTCCAATAATCTCATTTCGCTTGTTATTTCATAAAACTCCTTATGGGCTTTTAATCTACCGATTTCAGTGAAAATCTGTTCCCAAGTTGGCGTTATAGGCTCATTTGTTTCATTATTGCCATATTTCCCTTCACTCAAAAACCACTTGAAAGCTCTAGCTAATTCTTTTCTTACATATTCGTCAACTATTTTAGACTTTATTAAACTATTGTCAGCAATAGCTAATTGTTTTGTTAAATCTTCTTTTGTCATAATTTTATATTTAATTATTTATACTTTTTCCTCTCACTTGTTAAATATAGAAGTTCCATTTTTAAATCTAGTTTCTGTGGGGTATAAGCTCTAAGCCTTAATACTTGAAACCAGCTTTCTGTTCTGATTGCTTTGTATCCGTCAAGTCTGCCTAGTATCTTGTTCAAAAATTCAGGGTCTTTGTGGGCTGAATCATTATTTAAGCTGTGATGTCCTGCGCATAAAGAAATTCCATTTTCTAAATCATACTTAGTCGAGGCTCTGCTTTTACTAAAGACGTGGTGGGCGTTAAGATATGTAGTTTTGTAACAGCCTGGATATTCGCATTTGTTCCCGGCTCTTAGTTTAACTATTTCAGCCCATAGAGCTAGACACTCTTTAGCTAGGGGGTCTTTTTTACGTTTCTTTGGTTTAGCGTGGGGGATTATCATACTTTATACGGC